TAAAGGTATTGAACAAATTGTTTTGCCTAAAATGAAGAGATGGATTCCGCGTTCATATCTCAAAGATGGTGACTGGTCTAAAAGTTGGGATGCAACCAACTACATTCTCACTTTTGAGAATGGCTCCACAATCGATTTTGTGACGTGGGGTATGGACATGATGAAACTGGGTGGTGTTCCTCGTCACGGAATTTTCTTTGACGAGGAGCCCCCTCAGAACATTTTTAACGAATCCATGATGCGTCTTATCGACTACAACGGTTTTTGGGTTATTGCGGCCACCCCGACTAAGGGTATGGGTTGGACGTTTGATTTGCTGTGGGAGCCGGCCAAAGAGGGCAAGGCTGAAGAAATTGACACGTTTACCCTGTCGGCTGAGCAAAACCCGTACATTCAGGCCGACATGGACGACATGAACTTTTACATGATGGGTATGAACAAGGAAGAGCGTGATATTCGTGAAAAGGGTAGTTTTGTTGCTCGCAGTGGTCTGGTGTTTCCTGATTTTGCTCAAAGCATTGAACAGTATTTAATTGATTTTGGGCCGGGCGATGTGCCAAAAGACTGGGCGGTTTATGCGTCTGTCGACCACGGATTAAACAATCCGACTGCGTGGTTGTGGCATGCGGTGTCACCGACAGGCGATATTGTGACGTTTGCGGAGCATTATCAGTCAAACATGATTGTGTCGGAGCACGCACAGCTGGTGAAACAGCGGGAGCTTAGCTGGGGTCGTAAGCCGGACTCTGTAGAGCGTATGGGTGACCCTGCGATGCGTCAACGCAATGGTGTGACTGGTACATCGATTATTCAAGAATATGCGCTTCACGGGGTTTACGTGAACGTAGAGGGCATACCTCACGATGTCATGGTGGGTATTGAGAAGATGCAAGCTTACTTCCGTCGCCGTAACGACACCCGTTGGGGTCCCGACAGGCCCAAATGGGTTATTTCCCGCAACTGCGTCAACTTTATCCGTGAACTAAAGAAACTGCGCTGGTCGTCATACAGCTCAGACAAGATGGCGTATGACATGAACAAGCAGGAAGTTGTCCACAAGAAGGATGACCACGCTTTTGACAGCGCCCGTTACTTTGCCACCACCCGACCCGACTTGAAGCCGATAATGGACACTGATGGTGTCAAAGACGCCCCCACTACGCTAAGCTATGAGGAATTGCTTTTGAAGATGCGAGAAGACCCTAATGTTGAGTTCGCGGAAGACAGAGCATACGATGACGGACCTACCGTCATTGCAGGATATGGAGACTACTACTAATGAGCAGATTCTTCCTGACGGACGCCCCCGCAATGTCACCGGGCGTGTGCTGGATTACCAAAACAGGTGTCGGACCATTCATCGACACAGGTGTAGACCTCAGTTTGCACGTCATTGACCGTGGGCGAATGTACATTTCTGTAGACGCCATTAGGGAAATGGCGCAAATTGCCGGACTATTTGACGAAACAGCCCCTGTTTCTGTCGAACTTAGAAAAAAAGAACTTTATGACCTGGGCTACAACGATGCCCTGAAGGAGATGAATAAGGATGTTATCAGTAATTTTGTCGAGCGGATTGTCAGTAATGCTGCTAGCTCTGCTGGTGCTGCAACAGCTGTGGCACCAGAAATCCACCACACAACTGCTGGAGCAGCAGTACCAGACTCTGCAAACGCAGATGCAGGAACACAACAAGACAGTGCAGATGCTGACAAAGCTAAACGAAAAAGCTCAAGCACTGGTAGCGTCAAGCGACCCGCTAGCGTTTCAACAAATTCAAGCGATGACGCAAACTTTAGATTATAGTGGTTACCAGGACTACGACCCCTCCGATGAGGCTGAATCGGAAAGAATTGCTCTCAGAAACCCTAACCTTGCAGCAGGAGACGACCTAGATGGCCAAGACGCCCGACAACTATTCGTCGAACTCACCGGGGTTGACCCAGAGTTCTACGGTAATTAAATTACCCGAGGACGGGCTAAACATTGAGCAGTATCGTGAAAGCGAAGAAGCTCGCAAGCTAGTTTCTTGGGTACAGTCTGAATGGCAAAAAGCTAAGACGGCGCGTACCCAGAAGCAGTTGCAGTGGTTCCACAACATGTCCATGTTTTATGGGCACCACTGGGTTGAGCAGACTCGCGGGAATTTTCCTGACGGATACAGGGACAAGCTGTTTACGCCCAGCAAGCCTTACTACCACCAGCGTAAGACCATTAACCGTATTAGGTCTTACGTTCGGTGGGAAATGTCTAAGATGCTGTCGTCGTTCCCCTCCGCTATGGCTATTCCCGCGTCAAGCGAGGACGAAGACCAGAGGGCCGCGTTTGCTGCTGAGCAGGCGTGGACGTCCATTAGCGAGGCTAAGAAGCTTCGCCAGCACATGTCAAGGGCAATGTGGTGGACCATTGTTACAGGTAACGGTTTTGTAAAAACCCACTGGGACACCACCTGTGTTGACAAAGTTTCTGGCGAAATGGGTGACATTAAGTATGGCCACGTCACCCCGTTCCACCTTTTTGTTCCCGACATCCGCGAACAGGACATCGAGGACCAGCCGTTTGTCATCAACGCTTATACAAAGACTGTCGAGTGGGCTGAGCACTACTTTGCTAAAGAACTTAATGGAATTAGGTTGGCTGCTAGCACGTCCAGCGCCAATCAGATATTAGATGAGGCTTACCTAAATTTGGGCCACACCAAGACGCCTGACAGCGTTGTCGTGTACGAAACTTGGGTTAAGCCCGGTGCTACCAAACTGCTTCCGCAGGGCGGCGTCATTATTAGCATTGATGACATCCTTATCAGCGTGTACCGCGAGGGCTTCCCTTACGGTCACGGCATGTACCCGTTCACCAAGTTTGAGCACATCCCCACCGCAACCTTTTACGCTGACAGCCCCATTGTGGACCTGTCGCAGCTTCAAAAAGAATACAACGGTATCCGTTCGGAGATTGCTGAGGCCGGACGTCGCATGGCTAAGCCACAGCTGATTGCACCAATGGGCTCTATTGTTCCATCTAAGTTGACTAACGAGCCTGGTCTTGTGATTCAGTACAAGCCCGGTATGGCACCACCACAGCCTTTGCCTTTGGCACCTCTGCCCCAGTATTACTTGGACCAGCAGGACCGCATCCTAAGCGACTGGATTGATATTTCGGGTGAGCGCGAAGTGTCGCGTGGTAGCACGCCCCCCGGAGTCACTTCTGGTACAGCCATTTCGTATTTGCAGGAAGCTTCCAACCAGTATTTGACCCCGCAGTACCAGAGCATCGAAGCCGGTGTGGAGAAGATTGCTACGCAAACTGTGGAACTATTTGTGCAGTACGTAGACCTTCCCCGCAAGATTCGTACTATTGGCGCAGACGGCGCTTTCGACACAATGTTGTTGAAGGGTGCTGACATTGCTTCTGGCACTGACATCCGCATTGAGTCTGGTTCTAGTTTTGCCAAGTCCAAGGCGGCTCAGGAAGCCCGCGTAATGGACATGTTTGCTGTCGGTATTATTGACCAGTCAGCTGCGGCCAGGATGCTGGAACTTGGTGGCGTGCAAAAAATCATGGATGTTATTAACGTGGCGGAGCGTAAAGCTCAGCGCGAGAACATCAAAATGAAAATGCTTACCGAGGATGATGTTGAAGCTGCCCGTATGGAAACTATGGACCAGATTATGACTCAGTTGCCCCCAGAGGCTATGCAAAACCCTGAGATTATGAACGAGATTCAAAACATGCCAGCTCCTGCCGTAATTCCTGTCGACGATTTTGATGTGCACGAAGTTCACATTGAGACGCACAACAAGTTCCGTATGTCGCAAGAGTACGAAATTTTGTCTGACGAGATTAAGGCACAGTTTGCTGAGCACGTGTCACAACACGAACAGGCTATTCAGCAAAAAATGATGGCTCAGATGATGATGGGTATGCCCCCAGAACAAAACGCAGAGGGTGGCCCACAAATGGGTCCGGGTGCTATGATGGCACCTAACGGGGCCGTACCGGATATGGCTCTTGAACAATCACAAGGAGTATAGCCATGCCCGATTTTGACGTTATTGCTAGCACTACGCCTCAATTGCGTTTTCGCCCCACCGTA